ATAATACTGTAACCCTATGATTACAAATAAAAAACCCGTGCAAACATGTGACATCGACCGGCATAAAGTGCATGAAACTTTAATAAAAAACCATGCAAACCAAGGGTAAACCCTATATATGACACAAAACGAAAAAATTTCCCGATAGGGAATAACTGCACAAAAAATAAGCAAAAATAGGAAAAAATGCGTGATCGGGAAATTATTAAATGACTCATTAATGAGTCCGTAACCCACTTAATGATGCTTATAGGAAGCAAATAGCATACCTAACTCCAACCTATAAGTATAAAAAACACCAAATTCTATACATATCAAAAAAACGTGTATACTTCGCATATCGTAAACACATAGAGCTAGGACAAAAATGCCTATAGTCGTTACGCCAGAAGTTGGGATTCCGCTACCCTTTGACACAACAAAAGAAGAGATAGAGGATTTTCGGCAGAAGGCACATGCTTACTTTGAGACGGTACAAGAGCTAATCAAACAAGGCGCATCGGTTGAGATTACCGACGAGGACAAACAAACTGCCCATCAAATTGCGGCTAGTGGAGTCTTGCCATCCCCAAAAGTTATTACCCCAGGGACCATTATCAATCTCGAAGCCATCTTGTCTGAATATGACCAGGAAGTGCTAGACGTTCATCGTAGGCTTAGAAACTACGTTACAAACAAGTTAATACAAGAATCCGCCCATCTAGATGACAAACAGCGTATGAGAGCGCTTGAGAATTTAGGTAAGATAGCTGGAGTAGGCCTGTTCTCCGATAAGATAGAGATAGCGGTCACTAACCGTAGTATTGATGCAATCGAGACAGAGCTTGCTAAAACTCTTGAGTTGTATATGGGTAAAGCAGAAGAGATTGATTTAGAAGAAGAAATTAAAGAAGCCGCCCCGATTAGTATTGGGGATATGGACCTAGATGAGTTATTAGGCGAAGATGAGTCCGGAACTTCTGAAGAAAGCTGAAGCTAGCTTACCCCACTTACCACCGGCTGTGCAACAGAAGGTTGGGCAACTTATTGCCGAAGCGAGAAAAATCAAAACTCACGATTTGGCAAAAACCGATTTTATGGCATACGTCAATTACGTCTGGCCTAGTTTTATTCATGGACGCCATCACGTGAAAATGGCACAAGCGTTTGAAAGGGTAGCTAGTGGAAAAGTTAAACGCCTTATCATTAATATGCCACCTCGTCACACTAAGTCTGAGTTTGCTAGTTACCTGTTACCTGCTTGGTTCCTCGGAAAATTCCCCAACAAGAAAATCATTCAGACGTCTCATACGGCGGAACTGGCGGTTGGTTTTGGTCGTAAAGTCCGAAATTTGGTCGATTCCGACATCTATAAAGACTTATTTCCGGATGTCGCTTTACAGAGCGACTCTAAAGCTGCTGGCAGGTGGGCGACTAACCACGGTGGAGACTATTTCGCTATTGGTGTGGGTGGTGCCGTCACGGGTAAAGGCGCGGATCTCCTCATTATTGACGATCCTCACTCGGAACAAGAAGCCGCATTAAGCGAAACCAACCCCGAAATATACGATAAAACGTACGAATGGTACACATCTGGCCCACGGCAGCGTCTACAACCAGGCGGAGCCATCGTAATTGTTATGACTCGGTGGTCAAAGAAGGACTTAACTGGTCAAGTTATCAAAGCTGCAGCCCAAAGAAGCGGGGAAGAGTGGGAAGTTATAGATTTTCCTGCGATTTTGCCGTCTGGCAAGCCACTTTGGCCCGAATTTTGGTCAAAACTTGAGTTAGAAGCATTAAAAGCCGAACTTCCTGCTGGCAAATGGATGGCTCAGTACATGCAGCAGCCAACTTCTGACGTCTCGGCGATTATTAAACGGGAGTGGTGGCAAATTTGGGAAGACGATCACCCTCCTTACTGCGAATTCATCATCCAGTCATGGGATACAGCGTTTTTAAAGACAGAACGGTCAGACTATTCTGCGTGTACTACGTGGGGTGTGTTCTATAAACCAGATGATTCAGGACTTGAACAGCCAAACATCATACTTTTGAATGCATTTAAAGAACGTATGGAGTTCTTCGAGTTAAAAACGCGAGCATACAAAGAATACAAAGAATGGGATCCAGATGCACTGATTGTTGAAGCTAAAGCTTCGGGTGCCCCACTAATATCAGAGTTAAGAGCTATGGGTATACCCGTACAAGAATTCACGCCAACTCGTGGTAATGATAAAATTGCTAGATTAAATGCTGTGTCAGATATATTTGCCAGTGGTAAGGTCTGGATCCCTAATACAAGTTGGGCAGAGGAGCTAGTTGAAGAAGTAGCAAGCTTTCCTTCTGGAGAACATGACGACATGGTAGACTCTTTGTCACAAGCGTTACTGAGATACCGCAGGGGCGGGTTCATTCCTTTGCAGTCGGACTATATTGATGAACCAAGAGAATTTAAATCTCGTAAAAGTGTGGGGTACTACTAATGTTTAAATGGTTTTATTGGTGGAAATTAAGTCGCAAGGCAAAAAAGAGTTTAAAAAAGCAAATAGCTCGTACTAAAAAACTTGATAAAGCCATACCACCAACACCGGAAGAATTAGAAGAGTTTAAAAAACAATACGATATGGGCTGGGATTCCCACATGATAACAAGAGTAGAGCGAAGAAAAACGTACTACGAAGCGAGCATAAATTAAGGATAAAACATGGCAATTGATAAAGCACTATACCAAGCCCCTCAGGGATTAGATCAACTAGGTGCTGATGAGGAGCCTATTGAAATTGAGATTGAAGATCCAGAGTCAGTACGTATTGGTATGGATGGTTTGGAAATTGAAATCGAACCAAGCTCAGAAGCATCAGATGAATTTAACGCTAACTTAGCCGATGAGATGGATGGTCAAGCATTAGCGATGTTAGCTAGTGACTTGTTAGGCGATATTGAGTCAGACGTTGCTGCCCGTAAAGATTGGATTCAAACGTATGTCGATGGCTTAGAATTACTTGGCCTAAAGATTGAAGAGCGTAGCGAACCTTGGGAAGGTGCTTGTGGTGTGTATCACCCGCTTATGAGCGAGGCACTGGTCAAATTCCAGTCCGAGACCATGATGTCTATTTTCCCAGCAGCCGGTCCAGTTAAGACTTTAGTGATTGGCAAAGAAACCCCAGAGAAAAAAGCTGCCGCAGATCGTGTTCAAGATGACATGAACTACCAGTTGACTGAAGTAATGCAAGAGTATCGCCCAGAGACAGAACGCATGTTATGGGGCTTGGGTTTATCTGGCAACGCGTTTAAGAAAGTTTACTTCGATCCAAGCATGAACCGTCAAGTGTCGATGTACGTGCCAGCGGAAGATATCATTGTGCCTTATGGTGCTAGCAGCTTGGCATCCGCAGATCGTATCACCCATGTGATGCGTAAGACAGAAAACGAAGTACGCGCCCTACAACTAGCGGGCTTTTACCGCGATGTAGATTTAGGTGAGCCAGCTAACTCATTAGATGAAGTAGAGAAAAAGATTGCCGAGAAACTTGGCTTTCGTGCTACCACCGATGACCGCTATAAACTGTATGAGATCCACGTTAACTTGGACTTAGAAGGCTTTGAGCATACAGACGAAAATGGAGAGCAAACAGGACTGGCACTGCCTTATATCGTAACACTAGAAAAAGGTAGTCAGACTGTTTTAGCTATTCGTAGAAATTGGAATCCCGATGATGAAACTAATACGAAACGTCAGCACTTTGTTCACTACGGGTATATTCCCGGTTTTGGTTTTTATTGTTTTGGTCTCGTCCACCTTATTGGCGCTTTTGCTAAAAGTGGCACTTCCCTTATTCGTCAGTTGGTTGATGCAGGGTCACTTGCAAACTTGCCAGGTGGCTTTAAGACCCGTGGGTTGCGTGTCAAAGGCGACGACACCCCCATCGCCCCCGGTGAATTTCGAGATGTTGACGTGCCCTCCGGAGCCATGCGTGACAACATCATGCCGTTGCCCTATAAGGAGCCTAGCCAAACTTTAATGGCTTTGCTCAACCAGATCGTTGAAGAAGGTCGCAGATTTGCTAATACAGCAGATTTACAGCTTTCGGATATGTCCGCACAAGCCCCTGTAGGTACTACACTAGCAATACTTGAACGTACGCTAAAGGTTATGTCTGCAGTTCAGGCTCGTATTCATTTCAGTCTTAAACAAGAACTGAAGCTATTAAAAGTAATTATTGCTGATTACACCCCTGAGGATTACAACTATGACCCGGTTGAAGGTGACCGCAAAGCCAAGAAGTCGGACTACGACAATGTGGACGTTATACCAGTCTCAGATCCAAATGCGTCGACTATGGCGCAAAAAATTGTCCAGTACCAAGCAGTACTCCAATTGGCCCAGGGCGCGCCGCAACTCTACAATCTCCCGTTACTGCATAGACAGATGCTCGATGTTCTGGGAATTAAGAATGCGCAAAAGCTTATCCCAATGGCGGAAGATCAGAAGCCACAAGACCCAGTTACAGAGAACCAAAGCATATTAATGATGAAGCCAGTCAAGGCTTTCCAATATCAAGATCACCAAGCACATATTGCAGTTCACATGGCTGCTATGCAAGATCCGAAGATTCAAAGTTTGTTACAAGGTAATCCACAGGCGCAAGCATTACAAGCAGCTATGATGGCTCACGTCAACGAACACCTTGGCTTCCAGTATCGTGTAGAAATCGAGCAACAGTTGGGTATGTCCTTGCCACCACAGTCAGACGAAACTGGCGAAGATGTACATATGGATCCAGAAGTAGAAGCCCGCCTTGCTCCATTATTGGCTCAAGCTGCACAACGCCTATTGCAACAAAACCAATCACAGGTACAACAGCAGAAGAATCAACAACAGGCTCAAGATCCATTGATCCAAATGCAACAACAAGAGTTGCAGATTAAGCAGCAAGAACAGCAACGTAAGGCTCAAAAAGACCAGACCGATGCCATGCTTAAAGCTAAACAGATTGAGGTTGAGCAACAACGTGTGGCAATGCAAGGCAAAGTTGAGGGAGCTAGAGCAGTTCTCCAAAACTCTACCCAAATAAAGAGCGCCAAACTCAATGCTGGTGTTGCGTTGTTAAAAGATTTAGCTGCCCACCAACATGGTGAAAAAACACAAAACAAGCAGTTGATAGCACAAGGGCTAGACAATGCCCACAAACATGCTAATGCTCAAACACAAATGGAGCAGCAGCTAGAACTAGCCAGACAATCGGCTAAACAAAAACCAAAACCCTCTGAAGGAGAATGATGGACAGAAATCTAGAGTTTCTTTTAAGTGAGTACAAAGACCGGATGCAGATGTTACAAGAAGCGCTTGCACACGGGAACTGTAAAGACTTTGAAGAATATAGGTATATATGCGGGCAGTTACGAGGACTTGAATCCGCATGTTTAATAATCACAGACCTCACACAACGTATGGAGCATTCGGACAATGAATGATGCCTTAGATTTATCCCAAGCAGTAGATCTAGCACAAGTTCTAGATAGAGCAACAGAAGAAAAAGCAACACAACTACCAAAACCGCAAGGCTACCGTATCTTGTGCGCAGTACCCGAAGTAGAAAAAGAATACGAAAGCGGGCTTATCAAAGCTGACGCTATTGCAAAACGTGAAGAAATGCTGGCAACAGTACTATTTGTCGTTGAGCTTGGCCCAGATTGCTACACCGATAAAGAACGCTATCCAACAGGGCCTTGGTGCCAAAAAGGAGATTTCGTAATCGTAAGACCTAACGCAGGCACCCGCTTGCTAATTCATGGTCGTGAGTTCCGCATGATTAACGAGGATACAGTAGAAGCTACAGTCCTTGACCCACGCGGCATTAAACGTTCTGACTACTAAGGAGCCGAACAATGGCTGATTTTGAAAAAGTTGAATTTGAGTTTCCCGATGAAATTGAAGCTAAGGGTAAACCCGAAGAAGAAACAGTAAACCAAGAAGCTAAGGGTAAACCCGAAGCTGAATTCGAGATTGAAATCGAAGACGATACACCCAAAGAAGCTCGTCAAAAACGACCACCCATGCCTGCGGAAGAAGTTGAAAAGCTACGTTTAGAAGTAGACGAACTTGACAACTATAGTGAAGAAGCTAAGGTCAAGCTCATTAAGATGAAGAAAGTCTGGAATGATGAGCGACGTGCTAAAGAAGCGGCAGAACGTGAACGGCATGAGGCAATTAATGCTGCCCAACGTCTGTTAGACGAAAACAAACGTATCAAAAGTATGCTCTCAAATGGCGAGAAAGAATATGTAGATGCCATGA